TGTTTATGACTCAAGAAAGAAAGATCTTCTTGATTCAATAGCATATAACTATCGAGGTATGATATTCCCAAGGATTTTAGATATTCCTCATGACCAATGTAGAGACAGGACTCTGAAAGCAGAGCCTGTTGATATGTGGTTATAATTTCAACATTATGTCGTGGAATGACTTAAAAAATTCCAGCACCTGAGGGTGTGTCTTGTATAGACCCTCACTCATGTCCCGGATCGACATTAAAATTTCCAGCACCGTGGGGGGGTGCTTGTATAGCCCCTCAATATGGTACTTCTCTGAATACGCATTATTTATGTAACTTGTGTTTGTGATTAACGCATAAATGATGACGCTTTGAGGTATAACATAGATTTCTATTTAGAATTACTGTATCAAGTCTCTATGATGGCAGCCCCATTAAAACTAGATCGTTCATAAACTAGGTTCTAAACTTAAGAGTGTTTAGTTACTGAAGCTACTTACTCTTGCTTCAAATTCAACAATACAACCACAGGACACTAGTGAAGGCACTCAGTCCGTGGATCAAATGCAAACGACGACCTTCATTTCAGACGCTAACGTAGTTACGGCTGATCTTATTAAGCCTAAGAGATATAAATCTCTTTTGTATAAATCTGATCAAGATAATACTCATCAAAGTATTCTTGATTTTTTTAGAAAACCTTATCCTGTTCAATCTGGAACATTGTCCACGACGGATACTGTTACTTCTTTTGCTGCTATAAATTTACCTATGGATTTTTTATTAAATAATATTTATTTGCAAAAAACCATTGGTTATTTAGGTTTTAGAGGAGATATGGTAGTAAAATTAGAGATAAATGGAAATAGATTTCAACAAGGAAGGTATATGTTATGTTATATTCCTACAGGAGGAGCTAGTACATCACTAATTCCATCGAATCAAATAAACATCACGTCTCATTATGCCACATTAGTTCAAAGAACTCAATTAAAGCGTATAGAATTAGATGTCAACTGTGATACAACGGGAACATTTACTATACCTTTTGATTCTTGTATGAATTATTTTCCTATTTCATCATTATCATCAGGATCAAGATATGGGCAAACTGGTTACTTACGTTTGTTTCCTTATTCTACCATGGTTTCCCCTACTGGAGGACTGACAGCCGGATATACTATATGGATCTCTTACGAGAACGTAGAGTTAATCTCAGCAGCCGGTCCTCAGATGGGGCGCGTTTCAAAAGGAATGACACCAGCAGAAAAAGAAGCCACACAGGCAAATATTGGACCAGT